ATGGGATAAGCTGAACAACATTACCTTGACCGTCTTTGACTTTTAGTAAGAAAGCATCACCGTGTGCAGATAATGAAGTAACTATATAGTGAGCAAGAATATTTCCAGAGATAAACTCATTTGGTCTTTGCATCAAAACTTCTAACGGATGATTAACGACTTCTGCTTTACCTTGGTCTGTTTTTTTATAAACTTTTAACATTGGTTCTGCAAAAGAAGTTGCAAGAACGTTAAGACATGCGACTACAGCTGAATTACCAAGTCCATCACCTAATTCGTCTATTAATTTTTGCGGAAAGTAACCAGAAGAGGTATTGTGACCCCAAATAGAACCTTGAACTTGTTCATATTTATCAAGAGGTCCTCTTTTAACAATTAACCTATCTGGTGGAGCTTGCAAATATTCTGCTGCTCGCTTAAAAAAACTTTTATCTTCAGCCATTTAGTAAGCTTCCCATTTTCTCTTTGTTGCACTTTGTAAACAAGCGTACGCCAATACATCAACTATATCGTCGTGCTCTCCTACTGGAAAAGTTAGCAACTCTCTCTCTACTTGGAGAATCCAGTCTTTATCTTTTGGAAAGTATACTTGTCCTCTTTCCATCTTAGCAGACAAAGGAAGTGCTCGTGAACGCTTGTCTTTATCAGCTCTTAGTTCTTTGATTCTTAATCCTTCTCTTCTAGCAAACTGAACTATTGCTAATTGGTAACCAGCGCGCTCAATTCCTACCCATTCTAGATTATGTATTCCAACCATCCTTTTTATTTGAGGTACGATGTCCGGTGCTTCTATTCTATCTCTAAACATGTCTAGTAAAAATAGTTTATCATCTTCAATATTGTGACCAAATACACCTATAACTGTATAGTCAGCAGATTCTCTTGTGGAAACAGCTAAGTCAACAGTAGCGTATTTAACTAAATCATTGTTTATGTCATATTTTTTACCATCCGCCCATACCGTTCCTACACCTTCTTTGTAATAATTAAACCAATCACTTTTAAATACTTGAGCACCTTCAGAGATAAAGTCAGCTAAATACTCTTGTGCAAAAACTAATTCACCTAAATCTTCTCTTGCTGACTCAACTTCTGCTGGGTCAATCATAGGATTTGCAGTAGTTGGATATTGAAATCTAGCCCAATCTTCTGCTTTTTCTGCTTTTTCCCATAATTTATAAAACCAATTGTCCATTCCTATAGGAGTACTGATGAATAATGCAGAACCTTTGTTTTCTGTAAGAGTAGGACGAAGTACTTCTGTCCAAGTTTCTTCTCTTACGAAAGCAGCCTCATCCATAACTAAAAAGTGTAAACCTTCACCACGAAGACGTTGAGGATTATCTGCTGATTTTACTGAAATTGAGCCACCACCGGGGAAATGTACAGTCATATCACCGACTTTTACATCTACACCAGCATCTTTTGGAAAAACACTTGCTGCTGCTACAACATCACGCCAACCAACTCTAGCTATTGCGAATGTAGGTGCAACCCACCAAACTCTACCACCTGCTAAAGCTTTTTCCATGCATAATTGCACACCAAGCCTCGATTTACCGAAACGACGACCAGCACATAATATTTTCCAACGTGCATCACTGTCTCTTACTTCTTGTTGTGGTTCATGAAGAGGTGGAAAGTCTATGTTAAAAGTTTTTTCTTTAGTTAACTCTGTCTCTTCTAATATATCTCGACTACCCATTATTACCTTAGTCTACTATACTTATTTACGGATATTCTGGGTAACTAGAGTCTCCTCTATTTTACTACTAATAACAATAGAAAAAAACTAGACCCCTCTTGCGAGGGGTTTTGTTTAAAGATTATTCTTCTTCTTGCTGTTTTAAAGCTTCACCAATATCCTTAATTAAAGACTTTTCGGATTCTGTGAGTTTACCGTAAATAGCACTTTCCCAAATTTCTGAGTAAAGAGACTTGTATTTACGATATATTTTTTTAGCTTTTTGTTGTTTCCACACATTGAGCTTACGCTTCAATGCAGTAACTGCACCAGCATAAGCCTTGTCTAAGAAAAACAACTTAAAAAAGAATTGTGACCAAACAACTGGTGTGTTTGAATCGTTGATATCAGAACGAGTCCACGTAATATGACTTTTAACTGAATAAACTAATTCAGACCAAGCTTTTTTAAAGTTACGTGTTTTGAATAGCCACCACGTAAAAGTACGTAGGTGTGACAACCAAGTTTTTTGGTCCCAGCCAATATGACCATACCAAAAACCTTTTTCTGCACCATTGTGAGAATGACCTGCACTTGGGTGTATTGCTGATGGATTACCTAACCAGTTGGTAAATTGATGAGCGTGTTTGTGACAAAGACGAAAGAAAAGAGTTTCCCCATCGTAATTGTCTACGAAATCACCATAACCACCGTTATAGCTAATATCTAATGCACCTTGGTTATTTGGTTCCAATGGTTCTGCGCACTTTGCACATTGTGTATAGTTTTTATCTTGGTCTGTATATTCAGACATACAAAAACCCCCTTTATATATTAAATTGAATAGCTAGATGCTATTTACTCTTCTTCATCATGGAATGGCTTAACTTCTACTTGTCCCATCTTTGGTTTCAAGTTTAAGTTTTTTGGTGCCATTGCGAGCCTATCGTCTATGCTCTTCATTGCGTCTAGCAAATCAACTCCAATAAGAGTTATACTGCCCTCTATAGGAACAGTAAATTTCTTTATCTTAATTTCGTTCTCTTTCATTCTTCTTCTAAAAATCTTTCTTTAACTGTGCATGCAAAATCATATGCATTGATACCATCTTTTAAAAGCTTCTCATGTACTCTTTCTCTAGCTTCATCAGTAGCATCTAATTTATCGTCTTCTGAAGAAAAGATATCAAAGTCAGCAATTGTAAAATGTATAACTAATTCTCTCATAACTTTAACTTCCAAGCTCTCCAAACTTTATTAGAGTAAACAATACCTTGTCCACCAGCTTGTATGTTACTAGACATTAAAGCCCAATTCCACATCAAGTTGTTAAACCATTGAAATCTGAATGCATAGTCTTCTCTATTTCCATCAATTGTTACCCACAACTGATATGGAAAAGAAAAGTAATCTTTGTTATCAAACCAGTAGTTTCCTGTAGCAAGTTTAGCTATTGCTTTATACAATAATGATTCAATCATTTTCATATTCACCCCAGTAACTATAGTCATACGCACTAACTCCAAAAATTGCAAAGAAAACTTTGTCGTGTATTTTCCTAGTAATTTTATAAACTAGTCTTTTTAAAACAGTATCTCTAGCATCAAGTCTTTCTAAGACAATTAATGTTATATTTCTAATGTAATTCATAATCTTTTCTTTCATATTACTATTGTATCATACATTGCAGAAAAAAGCAAATACTGAGACGATTTAATAATCGCCCCAGTTTTTTTGGTAAATTTCTCGAGCAATAGAACTTTGCTTATTCCATTTATCCCAATTTTTATCCTCACTATAAGGACTAAAGTTACCATTGTTGTGATTCGCACAAATCCAAAAATAAGATTTGTAGAATTGATGAGCATAAACTTGGTAACCCTTCTTGTGAAAAGTCTGACCAGTTTTATTGACTCGGTCTCCTCGGTAACGCATTACACCTTTACCGTTACACCAGCTCACTGAGCATTTTGCATTCGCCATAATTATTCCTCCTCGTTGTTGGTTTCTTGGGGATACCTAAAGATAAAGTTATCTCTGGCATCCGTCTTATTTTTTTTACTATATTCTCTTTGAGCTTTAGAAGCCCATTTAGAGAATGGTTCTAATTCATTAGCATAACCAAATACACTTAGCTCAATGCTGTCCATACCCACAACTTCGTATGTGTGGAAAGGGTGTTCACTCAGTCCTCTACTAATTTTTAATATGTCATAAATGAATTGTTTTTTATCGTTCATTTTATTCCTTTCGTTTTGTTTATATATTAAGTATACCACATGTCTAAAGATAATGCAAATTAAAAAAGAAATTTTTTTCATTTTGAATACGACTCTCCGAAGAGAGTCGACGATGGGAGGGTATCGACAAAAGTGTAATCTCTTGCGAGACTACAGCCGACTATATCAGTATACCCTCTTGTATCGTCCTCGTTTATGTCATCCAGCTGTTAACACTTAATTCATCACTATTTAAATAATGCTTCTTGCTGTACGAGTTGAGTCTTTCCCAACAAGGACATAAAAAAAAGGGAGTTAATATTTTAACTTTTACTTAATCACTACATTTAGTATATTGCGTACATCACAATTTAGTCAATTCTTTAACTCCCTAGTGGAGGTGGAGGGATTTGCACCCTCGTTACCGTGATAATTGCGCTAAGCCCTTATAACGGTCTAACTAATTCACCCCCTAGTGGAATGAGGTGACGTGAATCACCAACACTGTCCCACAACTGTAATTCTAAGACTGTTGTCAGCCTCCCATCAGTTTAATACTTGAGTATTCTCCTAACTCGTGGCTTCATTCCTGTACACAAGTGTCTATTTCATGTACTTTCCCGGTTGTCCGAGAAATTTTATTTTACCTCTTCCACAATATAATTCACGACATAATCTATAAAACTTGACGAGAACATTGCTTTAGAAATTAATTCTAAACTTTCTTCTGAGTGCTTATCTTCTTCATCTCTTTTTGCAGGCATACCCTTGTTTAATTCTGTGTATGCATTAATAAGTTCATAAATTTCTTTTACCGTACATTTAAAATCTTCCGGCTCTTCAAGAAATTCTGAATCTTCGTATGGAATAATCATAAACTTTTGAATTAGCTCATTGGTAAATTTCTTTAAAGAAAATTGGAAGCTTTCTTTAAAGTCATCATGATTCCATAAACACTGACGAACATAATTCTTTTTTTCTTCAATTGATAATTTTTCATATTTTTCAAAATTATTATCTAAAAGATTAAAAGTTAATTTTTGCAACTCCTTTGTTGTAAAGTCATCTTTGTAATTATCTTTAATCTCTAACTGGTTACATTCGTTTATAGAGTTAAACATAGCTACGTCCATGTAGTCCATAAAATCTTGTGAGTTTACATTAAAATCATCATCACTATATTCATAGAAGTTTCCAGTATCGGGGTCAATGTCTTGAACAACATCTAAAGTCTTAATAAAAGCATCACCAATATTTTGAATATTGTCTCTTGTTCTTACTGCCCAATAGAAACCTATAGCTTCTCTAACTTCTTTAGCTTTTTCTTCGTAATACTCATCTATAACGTGTTGTTTGTATAACATTATTCCACTGACCCTTCTACTACTACTTCGCTCTTGCCGTATTTTTTAATATGCTCTGCATATGTTCTAAGGTGAGGTCTAGCGTTAGACAACATCCAATCAACCTTGTGTTCTGGTAATCCCATAAGTCTTGCAGTGTCTACAAACTTTTCTAACCACATTGGCTCTGGCTTAGAAAACTCTGCATGTTTTGGCGGAGTTATAGTTTTCTCTGCTCCACATGCCCTAGCTTCCACAGAGACGGCTTTATTACAGGTGACATAGAATTCCGGGTCTCCGTACTCACTATGAATCCAACCTAGCTCTATCCAGTCGTGTTCACCCCCTGCTCTACATTCTCCAACTTCTCCACGAGAAATCTGTCTAAGTTTTTGTTGTGTAATAACTTCGGTATATCCAAGCTTGTTAATCTTACCAATAATCTGTGAACTGTTCGGTGCTGAATATGAACCTTCATTGTGCAATTTAATAACTGCAGACTGAATGTCTCCGAATGTCCAGTATTGTAAATCTGAATACATAGCTTTTAGCTGTATATCTGTCCACTCACTAGGTGCATCGTCACCCTTTGTATATCTTATTGAAAGCCATTGAACAATTTCTAAGAATTCATTCCAAGTAACGCCTACTTTACCTGCTTCTATAAGTTCTTCCATACTTGAAAGGACTGGTGCTTTGTTGCCATCTTCTACTATCTCTAGTTTTGCTTGGGCTTTTTCTAAATCGTCCTCATAAGGACTTTGTATATCATCAGACACTTGTTTCTCCTATTTTATCTACTACTAAAGCAATAATGATGAGTTGCCCCACCATTATCACTAACTTTAAATGAATACCTGTAATATGTCTACTACAGTTATTCCTCTAACTCTATCACGGAATGCAATAAATTACAAGTTATACTGTAATATCCCCAATAAAGCTAAAGTCTAGAGTTTTAAACTCTTCCCATCGTTTATCGCCAATGTATGGTCTACCAGCATAATGCCAAGTAGAGTACAAAGCGAACAACTTCTTGTTCTTGTCATTTAGAATACACCAATACAAGTCTTGGTAAGAAACCTCTGCTTGCTCTAGTGCCACTAAAAACATTTTCATATCTGTATAAACTACTAAATCATTAGATTTACACGGATATGTTATTCTTTCTTCTTTATCCATACTACTATGATATCACATTTCGGGATATACTACAAATTATATCTTAACTTTTTTACTGATATACTCAATAACACAATTAAATAGTTCTATAGGTATAGTTAATAGGTTTAGTTATTAGGTATAGTTCCAGTTCATCTGACGTACTACTGTAGTTCATTTAACGAACCCCGGCAGTTCGCCTCTCGAACC